ACTTGGTGTTCAGTGGCTCGCAGAGTGGCTAAATGCGCGATATGACAAGGCGTGCTGCGTTGTGGTAGACGGGAAAAACGGCGTGGATGCGCTGATAGACAAAATTAAACCGGTTTGGAAGCACAAAGACTCTGTGATACGGCCCACTGCAAAGAGTGTTATCGGAGCAGTGTCAATGTTGACCGATGCTCTTAATGTGCAGACCGTATCATGGTACGACCAACAGAAGGACCTGCGGGAGAGCGCGATCACGTCGATCAAGCGCCCGATCAGCGGCGGGTGGGGTTTTGGCGGCGAGAATTCCGCGCCAATTGAAGCGTGCGCACTGGCGTATTGGGGAGCGAAGATGTCCAAGCGCGACCCGACTAGGAAAATGAGGATTGGTTAGATGAATTTGGCAAGCAACATACAGGTAGTCGGGCTTCCGTCTGCTGAACTGGAAAAGTTTAATACTCTGCTCGGAATCTACACGGCGCATCTGGGCAAGAACTGCGAAAAAGACCGTTATTATGAAGGCAAGATTTCACTGCAGGAGGTCAATCTTGGCATCGCATTGCCGAAGACTTTCCGCGACCTGCAGATCGGGTGCGCGTGGGGCGCAAAGACGGTCGATGTACTGGCGGCGCGGTCGATGTTTGATGGTTTCGTGAATGCATCGGGCGAACAGTCTGATGAATTGACGGACATTGTGCTGTCAAATAATCTGATCGCGGAATATGGCAAGGCGTGCCGTGATGAGCTGAAATACGGCTGCACGTTCGTCACGCTGTCTGGTGATGACAAAATCGGCTGCAAGATTCGCTTCCATTCGCCGCAGACTGCTGCCGCGCATTGGAATGGAGAACTTGGCAGGATTGATTATGGTTTTGCCGTGATCGACAGCAAGCCGGCACGCATGAGCGAAGATTCGGAACCAATTCTTATCAACTTCTATACTGATGATGCAATATGGACACTGAACAAGGTGCAGGATGTGTGGCGCGCTGAATACCATCCGCACCGCATGGGGCGCCCGTTGATGGAGGCGTTTGTCTGGAACGCGACCAGCTCCAAGCCGTTCGGACGGTCTCGCATCAAGGAACCTATCCGCAGGCTGATTCAGGGATACGTCCGCACGATTGCCAATGCGACAATAGGGCTTGAGTTTTCCACGGCTCCGCAGAAATACTTGCTCGGCGTGACGGACGATCAGTACGATGCAATCATCAATCAGAAATTCAAACAGTATATCGGCAGTATCATTGCGGCGACAACCAATCCCGACACGGGCGAAAAGCCGACATTCGGACAACTCCAGCAAGGGTCCATTGCTCCGCATGTTGAAATGATGCGTTTACTTGCCACGCAGTTCTCAGCGGCGACCGGCTTGACAGTGATGGACACGGGCGTGGTCAACGATGCGAATCCGACATCTTCGGACGCGATCCTCGCGCAGACGCAGACGCTTGTGAGCATGGCGGAACAGCTCAATCACAGCAACGGTGACGCGCTTCGGACTGTGGCGCTCATGGCGCTCGCGATCAAAGGCAACACTACGACCGAGGCGCTTGCGGATGAGCAGAAGAATATTATCGCACATTTCAAAAATCCCGCGATGCCGTCTGTGGCGGTCACTGCTGACGCCGCCATAAAGATCGCATCGGCGCGTGAGGGTTTTGCCGGGACAGATACGTTCCTGGAGATGATTGGATTCGACCAAGCGGATATCCGCAGGATCAAAGCGCAGGAACGCATGAACCGCGGTCTGCAGATCGTGAGTCAGCTGGAGGATTAATCAATGTATATCTCCACAAAGGACTGGCGGGAATTTATCCGCAAGATGTCTGCGATTAATTCAAAAGCTGCTGAAGCAGTCCGTGATTATGTGGCACATAACGGATTTGCTGATACGTCCGCGCTGATTCGATACTGCCACGCAGTCGCAGAGCAGTACGGTACGGCATCGGCGTCGCTGGCGGCATTGATGTACGATACGATAGCAGAGTTAGAGGGGCTGTCACTCCCAGCGGCAGAGCTTGCGGAAGCGCCCGGCTATAAGGATGTCGCAATCGCAGTTAATGGGACGCTCAAAACATCGCAGAATCCCGATGAGATAAGTGGAAGTGTGGCGCGCCTTGTTAAGCGCACTGGACAGGATACCATCCTATACAACGGGATGAGAGACGGCGCGGAATTTGCATGGATTCCAAGCGGTGACACATGTGATTTCTGCATCATGCTTGCATCGCGTGGGTGGCAGGATATCAGCGAGAACGCATTGGAAAATGGGCATGCACAGCATATCCATTCCAATTGTGACTGCACATACATGGTGAGACATTCGCCGGACTTCAACGTCAGAGGATACGATCCCGACAAATATCTTGCCATTTACGAAAACGCCGACGGTGACAACTGGCGTGAAAAACTTAATTCAATGAGGCGTGATACATACGTCCAAAATGCAGACGAGATCAATGCGCAAAAGCGTCAAGCCTATGCGCTGAGAATGCAACCAAAAAATCGGTAACTAAGGCACGTTTAACAGCGTGCTTTTTTATTTGTCCGGAAGGACGTAAAACATTCAACCGTTGAGATGCAACCTCGTAAAAAGCGTAACGGAGAGGAGGCTTTATGAAACGCACAGACATCACCGGGCTATTCCCGGACGCCACGGCTGAACAGGTCAATGCGCTGATGGACATCAACGGCGCAGACATCAATTCCGCCAAAGCAGGACTTGGCGACCTGCAGACGCAGCTTGCTACTGCCAATGCTACGATCGAGCAACTCAGGGCGGACGCAGCTAATGTCGAGGAACTCACAAACAGGGCGACATCTTTGGAAACAGAGTTGAACGCTCTCAAGGCGTCGAACGCTCTTAGGGACATGCGTGAAAAAGTCTCCAAGAATACCGGCGTCCCAGTATCACTGCTTACGGCTGAGACCGAGCAGGAATGTATGGAGCAGGCAAACGGGATCATGAACTTCGCAAGGCCTGCGAATTATCCGAGCGTGAGGGACGGCGGCGAATCAACAAGCGTTAAATCGTCCACCAGACAGCAGTTCGCTGACTGGTACGGGCAAACTATCAACAACTAACTAAGGAGGACAAATCATGTCTGGAATTTCTACAAACAGAAGTAATATTGCACTTCCCACAGATGTATCCGCAGAGATCCTGCAGAAAACACAGGAACAGTCTGCAGTAATGAGTCTTGCGAGACAGATTGCACTGCCCGGCAGAGGTCTGACCATTCCGGTCATCACCGGCGATCCCGAGGCTGCATGGGTTGATGAGACAGCCGCAAAACCCGTCTCCAATCCTTCCCTTTCCACGAAGATCATGCAGGCTTACAAGCTGGCTGTTATCGTTCCGTTCTCTGATGAGTTCGTGAGAGATATGAGTGCTCTGTATGACGCACTGATCGCACGTCTGCCTCTGGCTCTGGCCCAGAAGTTTGACGCGACCGTATTCCACGGTACAGCGCCCGGCTCCAATTTCGATACATTCGCAGGCGTAACTGCTCAGACGATCAGCGGTACAGGTCACAGCTTCTACGGCGCTCTTGTCGACTGCGACACAGCGATCGCAACCGCAGGCGGAATCCTCAACGGCTTCGCAATGTCCCCTCAGGCGAAAGGTGAAATGCTCGCGGCTGTTGACAACAACAAGCGTCCCCTGTTCGTCAACTCTGTAGCGGAAGGCGCAGTTCCGAGACTGATCGGCGCACCCGTCAGCTACTCCAAGGGCGCTTACAAGGCTGGTGACTCGAACACCGCGGACGTTCTTGGTTTCGCAGGTGACTGGACACAGGCCATGTACGGCACTGTCGAAGGCGTCAAGATTGATTTCAGCGATCAGACATCCCTTCCGATTGGCGCAAACAATGCGATGATCTCTCTGTGGCAGAACAACATGATTGCTGTTCGCGCAGAAATCGAGATCGGCTTCCGTGCTGACACGAACTGCTTCGCGAAGATCACGAGGACACACGCCTGATCAAGACGATTGACCGCAATACAGGTATCGTTATGTGGGTACACGAATCCCGCGTAGACGAGTACAAGGCGCAGGGGCATAAATTAGCCCCTGTGTCTAAGCCTGTTAAAGCGCCGAAGAAGACAACGAAGAAATGAGGTGATCACGATGGCATATGCTACGGCGTTAGACGTACAGGACAGAATGGCGTCAGACCTGACGGACGAACAATTCAATATTTGCTCTGTCTTGCTGGAAGACGTTGCCGTCCTGATTGACGCATACAAGGCTGACGCATCGGACGCGGCGAAAAAGGTCGTATCGTGTAGCGTGGTAAGTCGCGCGCTCTCCAGCACTGGAGACGTCGGGATCCCTGTTGGAGCGACACAGGGCAGTGCTTCCGCGATGGGCTATTCGCAATCGTGGACGATTGGGAACGGCTCAACCGGTGAACTGTATCTGTCACGGACAGAAAAGAAGCTGCTCGGAGCCGGAAACAGTATCGGTTCACATTCTCCGCTTGAAGATATGGGGGTGAGCGTATGAGAGG